CCCCGCCGTGCTCGAGGACGTGCGCGACCTCGTGCGCGTGTGACCGACCTCCGGCTCGTCCCCGCGGCGCTCTCGGCGTGGGCCACCGCGTTCGTCGCCGTCGGTGCGTCGGCAGCGGACGCGCTGCACGGGGCGCGTGCCACGGCCGTCGTGCTGTGCTGCGTGCTCGTCGCCGGCCTCGTCGCCCTGCATCGCGGCGCGACCTTCCGCGGGGCGTCCGACGCGGGTCTCGGCGGGGGCGTCGTCACCGTGCCCTCCGGCCCGGCGACCGGTGCGGGCCGCCGCCGGTCGGACGGCCCGCGGCTCGGTGTACCCGCCCGGCCACGGGACGGTCGGCAGGTCGGGCCGAGGACCGGGTCATCGGTCGGCGTGCGCGTGCTCGGGCAGGTGGCGCTCGTCCTCGCGTGCGTCGCCGCCGTCCTCCTCTCGGGCGGGGCCCAGCTCGCCGCGCGGGCTCCGCTCGCCTCGCTGGCCGACGAGCGCGCGACGGCGACCCTCGCCGGGACGGTGCGCTCCGCCGTCGAGCCGCGGACCGACCCGTGGTCGGGGTCGGCCGACCGGCACGAGGTGCGGGTGGCGGTCGACCAGGTCACCGCACGCGGCGCGACCGTCCCGGCGGCGGGGCCCGTCGTCGTGTCCGGGACAGGGGACGGGTGGACCGACCTTGCGTACGGGGCGGCCGTCGTGGTCACCGGCCGGCTCGACGTGCAGGGGGACCGGACGTTCCTGCGCACGGACGGCGCGCCACGCGTCGTCGACGACCCCGGGCGGTTCCTGCAGGGTGTGCACGCCATGCGGCAGAGCCTGCTCGACGCGACGGACGGGCTCAGCCCGCAGGCGCGCGGGCTCGTGCCGGGGGTGGCCGTGGGGGACACCTCGCGGCTGGACCCGGAGCTCGACGAGGCGATGCGCACCACGTCGGTGACTAGCCATGAAAGGCCTCCTCTGGTGTACATACCTAGCACCGCTAGATATGGTGGTAAACGTCAGGATAATCCGACACGACCACAGGAGGAACCACCATGGCTACCAAGCCCGCCCGCAAGATCGAGACCGTCGTCGAGTTCAACAAGGTCGCCGTTCCGGCGAAGGCCGTCACGCCCAACCCGTTCCAGCACGTGATCGACTACCTCAACTCACACGTCGACGACGCGGACGGAGCGGTCGAGTTCAACCACGACCGACCGGGGTACGCCCTCGGGAAGATCCGCTCCGGCAGCGCCGAGGGCGTCTCGTTCCGCGCCAAGATCGACGGCCGCACCCTCACCATCTGGGCCCAGACCCGCCGCCCGCGCGTCAAGAAGGAGGCGTAGTGCTCAAGTGATCCTCTAGACCGAGAAGGACCCCGGGTAGATCAAGTACCCGGGGTCCTTCCCAGCGTGACTGTAGCGTTCGCTACCGGATGAACACGCAGGTAGCGACCACCTTGCACTCAGCCGACGTCCAGAATGACACCTTTGTAAGTACAGGAGTGTCAGAGGCCGCGGTCATGATGGTTGTGACAGGGCCAACACCGGTCCGGTCTTGACTGAAAGGGGCCAACATGGCAAAGGGCGACGTTCACACGTCGTACGACGACGAGCGAGGTCAGTGGGTCAATCGGCGCGAGGGTGCGAGCCGCATCTCGAGCGCTCACGACCGCGCCGACGATGCGAGTGCTCGGGGGCAGGACCTCGCGCGCAGTACCGGTTCGGAGTGGCTGAAGCACCGCAAGGACGACGGACGCATCCACGACCGCAACAGCTACGGCGACGACCCGTTCCCTCCGAAGGGCTGAGCGGGATGCCGGACTACGCGGTCACGCACAGCGGCAAGAACTGGGACGGGGACATCACCGCGATCGGTGTCAAGGGATCGTGGCAGCACAGCAAGTCGTCGGCGATCTCGAACATCGAGAACGGGGTATGCCGGTACTTCGTGAACTGGCCTGAGGGGTACACGTGGATTCGTGTGGTCAACGGGGCGACGGGGAAGTACCTGCGGACCGACCGTGATGGGACGTCACGAAACAACCTCGACGACCTCCCTGACCTGTGACGGGTCGTCCTGCTGCCTAGACCTCAGCAGGACGACCCATCTCTCGCGACGGTAGCGCACGACCAGCCGCCGCTCCTGGATTCGCCCGGGAGCGGCGGCTCGGGCCGTATCCCCGATCCCTCTCAAGGACATCGACGCAGCACGTAGCACAACACGTGTGACAACTACCACCGCGCCACTCTCTTCTGGAACACTGGCTCCAGTGCGCGGGGCGACCTCCGGGCCAAGGCACGGGTGAGGAGTAGGTTCGTTGGCGTCGGATATCTTTAGCAAGAAGGTCGAGATTGAACTTCCTAGGGACTATGGGCCTTGGGTAGTGTTCGACGGCGTTTGCGATACCGTTGGGGCTGCGCTCGCACAGTTGCACGGAAAGGTCCGTCGCGAAGAGGTGACAGTCCGGGACGAGGACGGTAGCCGCCTTGTGCGTGACACCACCGAGGAAGCTATCAGAGCCGCACAAGAGAACGACCTTCGCATTCAGACGGTGAGTAGCGGATTCTGGCTGGTTCGGCCGGGGCAGGACAACCCCTACGTCAGCGACGCGGAACTCGTCGTGTGGTATCAAGAATACAATCCTGACAAGCCGAGCATTCTCGTTGAAGTCAAGACAACAAAGCGTGTTTACTTGCACGGTATAACTGCTGCGGTCGAGACGTATCGCGCGAAGGCTCTTGCTGATGTCGCCCAGTGGCAAGAAGAGCGAGAGCGCGAGGCTAGCCTCCGCAAGGCCATGGGCTTGAGCGGTAGTCGCTCGCAGTTGCCTTCCGCGAGCATGGGAGGAGAAGTTATCCAGCGCACTGACGGCTGGTGGAAGCGGACCTGGCGTGACCACGCCGTCGCACTCGCCGTCACGATCGGTGGGACCGTGATCGCCGCGCTCATTATCGCCGCTCTCAAGATCAGCGGAGCCTAGCGCCGCCACCACCTGATCGCCTGCCAGAGGAACCAGCCCGCGACGAACCCGCCGACCGCGAACATGGTCCAGGCGACGGCGAGGTGCATCAGCCGAGCGCGCCTATGTAGATCCACTCGCTGCCTGAGTAGCGGAACGTGTCACCGCTAGACGGGTAGAGGAACAGGTCACCCGCGCGCGGCGCGTCGACGTCGGCCGGGTCTGAGACGCCGTCGAAGCCGGAGACGTACCAGAGGGTTCCGCGCGAACCTGTCGGGCCCACAGGACCGGCGGGTCCTCGGGCGCCAGCGACAACCTTGACTCGCTCCGTCGGCCCAACGAGCTCCGGCAGATCCTCCAGCTTCACCTCACCGTCGTGAGAGGCGTCAGCGACGAACGAGCCGATCGCCTGCGCCTGAGTGTCTGTGTAGAGGTCGACACGCCAGGTCAGTCCCGGAGCGGTGTCGAGGTCGACCGAACCGTCCTCCTCGGGCAAGACGATGACGATCCGGTCGAGACGCTGTACCGCGTCAGACCCGCGGATGAACTGGCGAGACGGCGTGAACTCGAGCCGTCCGGGACGCTCGCCTGGAAGGACCCGGAAGTGGACGGTGAGCATCAGGCGACACCCATGTCCTCGACGAGAAGCGAAGCGGGAGCCTGGGCCTCTGAGAGCAGACGGACTACTCCGGTCCCCAGCGCGCGGTTGAACTTCACCGTGACGGAGGTTCCGCTTCCGGTGCTAGGTGCGGTGTAGTACGCAATCATCACGTGATCGTGCCCAGTGTTGGCTGTGTTTGGCGAGGAGTTGGCAGGCTTTGAGAATCCTGCGATGTCCGAGCCTTGCACGGCGACCTCGACTCCGATGACGTCGGTGACGACCGAACTCGACGTCTTGACGGTCAACGTGATGCGGTAGCGATGTCCGGCGACACGGTTGAACGTCGTCGTGAGCGCGGGCGCGGCAACATCAGAGACCGCCGTTGCTTGAAGGTTGAAGATCCCGGCGATGGTGAAGCCCACCTTCTTGATCGTGCCATTGTCGATGCTGTTGACGTCCGCGTCTACCTGCTCCGCAAGGGTCTGCATGTAGAACGGAACGTCGTTCGCATCGGCGAGCGTCGGGTACGTGTAATTTCGGTTACCTGTTGTTCCAGCCACTTCATTCTCCGGTAGTGATATTTACGTTTTCGGGCAGGCGCGTGTGGACGCTCATAGAGCCGCTTGGGAGGTTGAACGTCACCGACTTCACGAGGTGACGCTCCTGCGGCCCCGTCGGAAGCTTGACCGTCACGGTCATTCCAGGACGGAGCCAGTACGTCGCAGCGGCGACTTCGATATGCATACGGCGTCCTCGCGAAACCGTGCGCCACAGCATCGAGTTGGCGGCGACCCGAGCCGCGGTCGTCGTGCCCTTCATCGCGAGCCGCACCGTGCGGGCCACCCGACCCACCGACGCGGTCCCGTAGTCACCAGAGGTGACTTCAGCCCACCCGCGATTCACCACCGTCGCGCCGGTGCTGTCCTCGTACTCGTATTCGACGACGATGAAGTTCGCGAACTCCTGGCGATCGAGTGCGACCTCGGACGCGGTGATCGTGCCTTCGCGACCGACCGTGAACGTGGCGGCAGCCGCGCCCGCGTCCTTCGGCTGGGCGACGATGTGGAACGTGCCCATGCCGTCGTGGTAGACCCACGCGTCACCCTGGTCTGCGAGGTTCTGAATCGCGTTCCACGGGTCGTCACCTGCGGCGAGTTCGTACTCTCCGGCCAGGACTCGCTCCGACGACAGTGAGCGGTCGATCGGGTAGTCCATGCCGACGATCTGCCACAGCAGCGTGAAGATCGCGCCCTGAACGCTCGAACCGGCCGCCCAGCCGTTCGAGGACGTGTATCGGTGGTCCTGGATTACTGCCTCGTCGGACGCGGCGAGAATCGTCACGTCGTTCTGGGGACGGCGAGTGACACGCTCACGCAGTCCCAGGTCCGCGACCTTGTGCACGTCCTCGTATCCGTCCGAGTAGACGTAGCCGACCTCGACCACGAGTCGACGGTTCTTGCGAGGGTCGAGGAAGTCGAGGTCGGACTGCGACTCGGGGACTTGGATCGAGCCGTTGAACACGACGTGCGGAGCGCGGTCCTCGTCGTACTCGAGCGTCGCGGTGATGAGGTCGAGGTCGAGGCGCGACCCTTCTCCGATCGACGGCGCGTAGGCGTACACACGGTGGACGTGCTGAAGTGGCTGCGAGAGTTGAGCCAGGACGTCCGCGCGGTACGGATCGGTCAGTGCCATCAGCCGCTCACCGGACCGATCTTGAGGTCAAGGAAGGTCGGGAACTCCTGCAGGGAGTTGTAGAAGGTCGCGTTGCGCTCTGAGGACTCCTCGAAGTTCCAGTCGACGGCCCCGAGCAGCGGCGCGTCGGGTCGACGGACCTCCGTGAAGGCAACGTCGACGTACCAACGGCGCGTCGGGGTGTTCTCCTGGTACTGGCCCACGCGTGCGGACGTGACGACGAAGTACATGTCGAGGCCCTCGTAGTCCGGCTGGCGGAGCATGAGCGCCTGTCCTCGTCCCGCCGTGCGACGAACGTCCTGCGCAACGGAGTAGTCGTCACACCACGCGCGTAGGGTCCCGATGCGTGTTCGCTGTACGCCGATGGAGACGAGGGGGTCCTGTCGGCCGATGATGTCGAACACGGTCGAGGAGGACCGCGACTCCGCGTCATAGGTCTCGACCAGAGACACGCTGGACCGCAGGGCGGGTAGAACGGCGGGAGCGATGTAGTAGTGGCTCCAGAGCCCTGTTGTGTCGATCTGGCCCGTGTACACGGCGGTGGTGGAGGTAGCGAGGTATCGGACGACCGCCGTGTACTGGATGATGCCGGTGAGGGCGTTCTCGGCGTCGTCGTGGACGAGCAGACCGTCCGACAGGTCGAAGCCCACCGGCAGACGAACCGGAACGGTGCCGTTCGCGTCTGAGCGGGTCAGGGTGTCCAGATGCCAGTCGGCCGGCGTGCCGGGGAGGTCCGCTTCGCCCTGGTAGACCTTGAAGGTGTGCAGGTTCATCACGTACCCCGAGGCAGGCGCCTGGGTCACGACCAGGTTGATGGTCGCGGTGCTGGACGTCGGTGTGAACGTGTACGTGAAGGTCACCACAGACGTGATCGGTGCGAACAGCTGCGGCGCGCCGTAGCCATCCGCGACGACGGACCAGCCGGTGGCGGAGCCAGTCCGGGACGCTGAGAACTCGACCGTGGTCTCGATGCCCGGGGTGAGTCCGGTCAGCGAGCGCGAGAAGCCGTCTCCGATCGCGGTGCCGACCTGACGGGTGAAGGTGATCGCGTTCGCGCCGAGGCCGAATGCGAATCCGGGCGTGCCTCCGACGAATCCGTAGTCCGCGAGGTCGTCGAACGTTGGGCCGGGCACGTAGTTGTCGTCGACCACCGTCTTGGGTGGTGAGATCTGGATCCGAATTGCCGCCTGGCCCACCAGTGGCGTCAGCGTGATGTGACTCATGCGGCCCTCAAACTCTCGTGCTCACGTAGGGGCGGACCTGGACGAACGGGGCAACCACGTTCTGCGCCGCCGCGTTGACTGCGCTTTGCATCTCGTCGCGCGAGACCCAGACGCCGACCTTGACCGAGCCGCCCTTGATGTTGTTGATCTCGCTCTGGGTCAGTTCGACTGAGCCGCCGTCTGTGACGTCGATGACCTTGCCGTTCGGCATCGCCTTGAGCGTTCGCGTGGCGCCGTCGATGGTCATCGTGAACGTCTGTGCCTGGCCGGTTCCCATGGCAAGCGCCTGAGCGTTGGTGACGACCGCATTTGACGCCGCCTGTGTTGCGTCTCGATAGGCGTCGGTAGCTTCCTTCGCGGCGTCGACTCCCGCGCGCTGCGTGTCGTAGTCCGCGGTCACGGCCTCAAGCGCGATGCGGAGTTCCTGGTTCGCGTCGCGCTCGTCGTTCTTGGAGATCGTCCCGGCCTCAAGCGCCGCGGTGTTCGCATCCATCTGCGCGGTCGCCGTCGCGAGAACCTCGGCCATAGCCTGTTCGTCGCCCGCTCGGGCGCGGGTGATGAGTTGCGTCTCCACGCCGAGTTCCTTGGCCTTCTCCTGCGAGAAGTTCAACTTGTCCGTGTTCTCCGTCAACTCGCGGATAGCGTCATTCATGCGCTGGGCTTCTGCGGCGGCAGACCCCTGTTCGATGATGTTGTCGAACATCGCCGAGACGGACTCCTGGACGGCCTCCTTCTGAGCGGTGACCTGTCCCCACAGCGCGGACGCGATGAGACCACCGGCAACCATCGCGCCACCAGCCGGACCGCCGACCTCGGCACCGATCTCGACCAGGCCGTCGCTGATAGACGTGACGAGGGTGTCCATGTCCATGGAGCCGTCCGAGAGCGCGCCGCTGATCTGGCCGAGGATCTCCGAGCCCGTCTCGCGAGCAGACGCCTGAATCTCCGCCTTGAAGTTCGCGTCGAAGATGTCGTTCGCCGACAGCGACGAGTCGTCAAAGGAGCGCTTGATGTCGTCCGCCGCGTCGCGGATGTCATCGCTCAGGCTGCGAGCGGTGTCGCCCGTGTCCTTGAGCGCCCGCTGCATCTTCTCGATCTCGGACGGGCCTTCGCGACCGATCCGCTGCGCGGCGTCGATCAGGTCGTCACGGGCACCGGCCTCACGGAGTGCGTCCTCAACCTTCTGAGCGGCGGCTTCCCAGTCGCCGCCCATCGCGTCCGCCTCACGCTTGACCTCGCGGCGGAGGGACGTGAACTCCTGCTTCGTCGCACGAGTGTCCGTGTCAACAACGATGCCTAGGCGTAGGTCCTTTGCCACGGGTCACTTTCCTTCCAGGGTCTCGTGGAGCGTGCGGGCGATGGTTTGGGCGTAGGCGCTCATCAGGCGACGCACCGCCTCCGCGCCGTACTTGAAGACGACTCGTCCACGGCGGTCACGTCGCGGTAGCTGCGCCTGCGTGTTGCGGGTGACGCGGTGCGTTCGGCTCTTGGGAGAGCGACGCGTGTACGTCTCCTTGGTGTTGTTGCCGTCGCCGAACTCCACGGCGTAGGCCGGTACCGGGATGCGTGGGCTGGTGGCCGCTCGGAGGGTCGTGGAGCGCGCGGAGGCTCGGACCGCGGTACCGGCCAGGGCAGCGCGGTCCATGCGCGTACGCGCCGCCTGGAGCACCTTCGGTTGGGTCCAGACGCTGGCCGCGATGGAGGGCACGTGTCGGCTGAGCGCGGACCGGATCTCCGCGTCGACGCCCTCCATCTTGGCCGCGCGCTGGTAGAGCTGATCCCAGTCGCGAAGCCGTAGCTTCGACGTCATCGGTCAGGCGACCAGGACCGGCTTGCCGTTGACGCCCAGCGTCACGGACGTAGTGGCGTAGGCGTTGACCGTGCCGCCGATCGCTCCTGGGGTGACCACAAGCTTCGCGGTGAAGGACGGACCAGAACCGGAGCGCGGCGAGAACTTCACCTGAATCTCGGCACCTTCATTCGTGAAAAGGTAGCGGGAGAGGGAGTCCGTTGTCTCCCAGTCCTGTACGTAGTTGATGACACACGTCCACTGCGCTGTCGAGACATCTGTGTGGGTGTTGCTCCCCAGCCCCGTCCACTGGATCGAAGATGCTGACGGCGTGAACGTGACCGCGTCAATGTGCTTCTTGAAATCCGGGCTGCTCGCAGATGCGGGACCGGACAGTGACGACAGGAACGTCACGTCCTTCATTACGAGGGGCTTAACATCGATGACGGCCATTATGCCGACTCCTTCTTAACAAGTAGTGAAAGCTTGATTTCGTAGCCGTGCTTCTTATCGTCGAAGACGACCCGTGTAGCGGTACCGGTCGATGCCGGGAGACCGTCGAGCGCATCGAGGACATCTGTGATGTGGGAATCGAGCGCGTCCTCAGAGCGCCTAAAGTCCTCGAACGGGACAACGAGGGCTAGAGCCATGTCTGCCTTGTAGAGACCAAACGACTCGCCCCACTCAATCGACATCTCAGGAGTGACGAAGAGCGTCGGCGCCTTGACGACCGTGTAGTTCTCGGGTGCGTAGTCAAGGACCGTGAGATCCGTGTGCTCGCGCAGGAACTCCACGAGCGTGCTTCTGGCGCTCACGAGCGGGCTCCGAAGTGGATCGATCCGGGTGTCTTCGGGCGAAGCAGGCTCTTCACGGTCCAGTCCATCGGGAAGACCGTGACGGTGAACCCGTCCGGGCCGAGTCCGTTGTTGTCCCCAGCCTCAGCGGCTCGCCAAAGCGCCCGCGCCTGCATGATCTGTGCGCGGCGGTGGCGCGAGTACGCCACCGCGGCGACCGAGTATCCCGAGTAGGCGATGCACTGGTCGTAGGCGGCGAGCAGGTACTCACCGAGTTCGTCGTCGTCAACAGGAGCATCGGGCCACTGGGCACGCGCTTCCTCGAACGTGACCCACCCGATGAGTACCGGCTCGTCCATGGTCAGGCTCCGGTGACCTTGACGAGGCCCTTGCCGGCCGCGATGATTGCCCACTTGCCGTAGAGGCCGACCTCGATGCCACCGCGAGCGACGTCCAGCGCCTCAACACGAACCGGCGCACCGGCGTACTCGAAGAGAGTCAGCGCCTCGCGCGAGCCGACGATGACGGAGCCGTTGAGGCTCGGCGTGTTCGCCGGGACGACCTTGAACCCAGCGAAGTTCGCAGCGTCGAAGCCAACGGAGACGGACAGGTACTCGAGCACCTGGTCCTTCTTGCTGAAGAGCAGTTCCTCGTAGAGGTCCTGGCCGACGATCGCGAAGTCCGGGGTGAGGCTCGCCTCGTCGTTGATGAGGTTGAGGATTCCCTTGGCCATGAGGACAGACGCCTTGGCGACACCCGTGACAGGAGCGACACCCGTGACGGCGGTCGACTCCGACGAGATGCGCGCGATGACCTTGTTGTCGATCTTGCGCGCGTAGTCGTTCGTGGCCTGGCGCAGAGCGGCCTCGATGAAGCCCGCGTTACCGCTGTCCGCGAGGTCGCGGTCGAAGACCCAGCCTCCGGCCAACTTCGCCGGGTTGGCGGTCACGAGCTCGGTGCCGACGTCCGAGGTCGGGACCTCGTTCGGGAACCCGCTCCAGTCGTTGACCGAGAGCTTGTCCGTGAAGCGCCAGCCGTAGACGACGCCGGACGTTCCCGGCGTGAAGGTGGCGTGGTTGACGAGCGGCGCGTAGCGCTGCACGTAGGTCTTGCCCGACCACAGTTCACCGAGGAACTGCGGGACGGCGACGTTGTCGAGGATGCCGCCGTCGTGGCCGTTGCCTGCCGGGATGTCGGTCAGCGCGGCGCTGAGGACCTGCTGGGCCTTGCCCGAGGCGATGAGGCTCGAAGCCTGGTGAAGGGAAATTTCCTTGCCGGTGTTGGCGTTCTTCGCGGACGCCACCAGATCGGCGGGAGCGGTGACGTTGTCGGTCACGTGACTCTCACTTTCTGTGTTGGTTGTGTCGTCGGCGGGCGCCTCGGACGCGGTTACTGAGGGGGCCTCCGGGGCCGTAGGGGTTACCGACGCGGAGCGATCGGCGTCGGGGTCACCCACGGGCGCGGAGGGGTCTGGGAGTTCGCCGCAGTCGGACGCGGCGAGGGCATACACGGACGCGGACGGGAAGGCGGGGCGGACGACGGCTCCGGCTCCGGTGAGGTCTCCGGCGAGGAGGTGTCCGTCGCGAATCACCGGGCTCTCGACCTCGACGGAGAGGCAGGCGCGCAGACCCTCGCGAACCTCTTCAAGGAGGTCGTTGCCTGCGGTCGTTGCGGCGATGCGGAAGGTGGCGTGGAGCCCGTCCTCCCGCGCCTCGATCGACGTTGCGCGACCGACCGGACGCAGTCCGTCGTGCTCGATGTTGAGGACGACCTTGGACACGTCCTCAGGGACGGTGACGCTTGTAGCGGAGGCGGTGACCCGTCCGGCGCTCGTTGCGCCTGGCTCGTTGAAGGGGAGCAGCAGTCCGGTGATAGAGCGCTCTCCGGACGATGCGACGAGGCTAGATGAATAGATGGTCAGCACGGGTCAGTCCTCCAGAGCCGCAGGCTCGGGCGGCGTTGTCGCGAGGGATGAGAGGTCGAAGGCGACGTAAGTTCCGCGCGGGACAACGTCGTCCATGGAGAGGCGGTTGACGATCGGGTCCGCCCAGAAGTTGAAGGTCGTGTCGAGGAACCAGGAGCGCTGGTTGTTGAGGTTCGCGTACGTGAGGTTTGCGCTCGAACCGGTCGAGACGGCGGCGTCGATCAACGCGGATGGAATCCCCATGTGCTGTGCGATGTTGACGGCTACGGAGTTCTGGACCTCGACGAAGTAGTCCGACTCGACGTTGTTGTGCTCGCGAATCTCGATGCCTGCGGGTGTAACGACGATCGAGCCGTTGGAGTCGCGGAGGGCGGCGGCGTAGTTGTCGCGGACCTGGGCGACCTCGTCGGAGTCCAGTTGTGAGTCGTCGGTGACGTGAATCTCTGTCTGTGCGGCAGGAGTGCGGAGGCGCTGGTCCCGGATCGTCTCGACGTTGAGAGCGGCGCGGAGCGTGCGCTGGGCGACGGCGAGGATTCCGCCCGGGATCGGGCCGGGGATGAGGATGCCGTCAGCTACGACCTGGCTACCGACCACCACGCGACCCTGAGAGTCGAAGTGCCAGTCCTCGCGGGGGCAACGGCTCGCCTGAACGATCTGGCCGTCCGCGCCGCGCTCGACGAACCAGAACGCCCACCCAGTGAAGATCAGATCGTCGAGAGTGAGTGCGAGGCGCATCTGCGGGCTGATCGCGCCGTTGGTGCGGGTCAGCCAGAGCGGGGTCTCGATCTGCTCGCCACCGGCCTTGTAGGCGCGGAGCGGCGTGCGGCTGATCTGGCCGGTGATGAGGTTGCGCCCCGCTGCCACGGACGGGATGCCGAGAGCCTGGTTCTTGTCCATCGGGAGGCCGACCAGGAAGTCCGGCATAGAGATGGTGGCAAGAGAGTAAGGGCGAGTCGTCGCGTAGTACTGCGCCGATCCAGGCGCTACACCGGCCGGTGCGTGAACTGAAGCCACTAGGCTGTTTGCGTCACTAATCCGGCGGGTGAATAGACCCAACTACATTCGCTCCGATAGTTATGCTGAGCCCTCGGGCGGGAGGATTGGAGAACTCCCGCCCGAGGGTGTCATGACAGCACCTGAAATAGATATCTCTATTTTATCGGGATTTCTCGAAGCAATGCATAAGAATCGTCACGCGTTATCGAGAATGATCGGCTTTTGTCGCGGGTTCTGCTCCAACTCCCAGACGGCGAGCGCGGCGGCGCGGATGGGGGAGATGTCACCGTCCGAGCGGTGCCAGTTGAGGTAGCGGCCCTTGCCCTCGGGGTCGGAGCGCCACTGCGCACCCATCACCGCGTTCGTCAGCCCGACGTTCGACTTCGGGTAGCGGAGGGACCGGGAGTCAACGGCCTTGACGATGTTGTCCTGTCCGGCCATGACCGCCCGAGAGTCGTGGGCGACGACGCGGTTCGCGATCTTCTTCTGCCGCTTGAGGACCTCGGTCGGCTGCGTCATGGCGGACTTGGCGAGCCCGTCGTAGACGACTCGCGCCTTCGGGTAGCGGAGCAGGAGGTCGTAGAGGAACTTCGGTGTCCAGTCCGTGTTTGGGCGCTGCGCGAGCAGTTCCACCCGGAGCTGGTCGCCGTCTCGCCACGCAGCAACGACGGACGAGGACTTGGACTCCGGCTGTGCGTCGAAGGCGAGCACGAACTCGCTCGGCTTCTCCGAGAACTCGTCGGCGCACTCGTTCCACGCCGCGATGTCGAAGGCTCCCGAGAACGCGCCGCGCGGCCAGACGCCCAAGTACTCCTGTGCCCAAGTGGCGTCGTCCAAGCCGGCACGGCGAGCCCGCATCTTCTCCAGTGTCGTCAGGGTGCCGATGCCGGGCAGGACGCACTGCCACATCTCTTCGTCGTCCAGGTCGATGTCCGCGATGTCGTCTCCGGCCGTGTACATGCTCGTGGCGTGTCCCGGTTGCTCCGAGAGGCCTGCCTGGAGCGCGTCCCAGAACCATCCGGCGCGGCTGTCACCAGGCGTCCCGGCGAGGATGACCTGCCCGTCTGCGACGGTGTCGAGGATCGGCATGATGCCCTGCTTGAGGTTGGCGCCCTGCTCGGGATCGAAGGACTGGGCCTCGTCGATAAACGCCACACGCGCCTCGTCACCGCGATACGAGTCTTCGTGAGGCGCGACAGACCACATGCGCGAGCCGTTCGCGAAGTCCATGTCCACGATCGCGCCGCGACGGATCTTCGGGCCGCCCGCATCCTCGGGGTAGAAGCGGTCCAGGCGCCGGGCGTGGCTCATGAAGCGGTCCCGGGACTTCGAACCCGTCTGGGCCGTGATCACGATGTACGTGTCGTCCTCGAGGTCCATCAACCCGAGCATCCACGCCCAAACTGCTTCGGTCTTGCCGTTGCGTCGGCCCCAACAGATCGAAGTCGTCTCAATTCCGCGGTCAAGCAGGTCGCCCAGGGCGATCTGGTGGGGGTGGAGGGTGATGCCTAGCATCTCTGCTCCGCGCAGACTGTACTTACTCATATGTTCAATCACTTACCAAAAGAGAATTGTGACGGGCAAGGAACGAGGACTCTCGTGAGTCTTAAAAAGACGTTCGTGTGCGTGCATCACCACGTGCGGATGCCGTCCGACTGATCGCGACGCGCACGCATTCGAGACTGTGCGAGTGCCTGACCTGCCGACTCGTTGCATCGACCGTGCGCGGGCCACGTGTTGTTGACGTCGTTCGACGCTCCGCCCATCGCGCGAGGCACGACGTGGTCGACGTGCCACCGCATCGCGGTCGTGACCGGGCGCCCACACTTCGAGCAGGGCAGCGGGCCGGCTGCGAGCCTCGCCGCCCAGTACGCCCTCAGCTTCCCGACGGTGTAGCGCGTCGGGTCCTTCGCGCTCACCACAGCCGTCCTCGGTCGCAGGTCTTGCAGAACACGGAGCCGTCCGTCCTCGGTCGTCCGCAGGTCGGGTTCGCGCAGGGCAGCGAGTCGAAGTCGCTGGTGTCCCTCTCGCGCCCGCTCTTCCCGCCCCCGCCTGTTCCGCCGCACTCAGGCTGGTCGTGTCCTGAGGAGGAACCTCGACGCCCTGGCACTACTCTTTGCCCATGACGCGCAACGGTCGGCTCATCCTCCGGGTTTCGGGCTACGGTCTGGTCGTCCTCGGACTGCTCATGGTCTTGGTCCCGTCCTCGATGTGCGGCTCGATCGCCTTCAACGACTGCGCGTCGAACACCCCGTTCGACGAAACGGGCTTCGACTTCTTCGGACACGGAGTGCAGACGTTCCTGCTCTTCGCCTTCGTGGTCGCGGGCGGAGTCGCGGTCGTCCTCTCCCACTTGCTGCCGGAGCGCCGCTGACCCGTTCATCGTCCCGACTCCAGCGAGTCCGCGATCCGCTCAAGCGCCGTTGCCTGTCGCTCCGCGATGTCCGCGAGACGTTCGATCGCGGTGTACACCGAGTCGATGTCCGCCTCGTAGTGGACCAACTTGCCGTCCGGGTCCGTGTAGTACGCCATCATCGGACCTCGATCTCGTCCGTCGTGATGAGGAACTGTCCGGACTGTTCACCCGTGAACGGGTCCGTGTACTTGACGAGACGTGGACCGTCCTTGTCCTCGTCCCAGACCGCGCGCTCGACCTCGATGGTCGTGCCGCTCCACCTGATCGCGCTCACGTGGCTCGGGTCGTACCCGAGGCCCAGGCACAACTGCTTGATGACTTCTCGTGTCTTCTTGTTCGTGCTCAACTTCTCGCCCTTCTCGTCCGGCCAGCCTCGTGCTGGTCCGGTGGGCGTCTCTGTGTCGTTGATCGGGGCGTCTGGCCCCTCGTCGTTCTCGTTGGAATTCCAACCCTCGAGTTTGGTCCGGTTGGTCCGGGGTAAACCCCGGAGACCAAGGACCAAACCCTCGATCGGGGTTTGGGTTTGGTCCCTGCTTGGTCCGAGACCAAGCGGACCAAGCTCAGACGCGCACGTACCTCGTCTGTGAGCCCTTGCCGGTCTTGGTGATCTGCAACTCCTCCTGCATCCACGTGAGGACCTGGGGGAGGCGACTCTTGCGCTCGATGCCGGTCTCGTCGGAGATCGCGCGTGCGCTCACGTGTCCGGCGTCGATTGCGTCCAGGACGGCGCGCTGCTCATCGTCGGACGGCTGTCCGGCGAGGTGCGCCGCAAGCGCGGCTTTCACCTGTCCGATGCTTCGGATCGCGGCACCCTCCGAGTTGGGCACCTGGTACGACTCGAAGTTGTCGTCGGTCTCCGGCTGAGGCGCGCCCTTGATCTTCGCCTTCGACCAGAGCGCGGTCTTCTCATGGCCCTTGCCGACCGGGACGACTTGGACCTGGACGTCCGTCTTCGCGCGCTGACCGGATGCGCCGCGTGCGTGGTCACCCGTGTGCCCGGAGTGGTGGACCACGACCGCAAGGTGACGCGCCTTGTCGGCGTCGGCCTTGATCTGGCGGAGGAGCGTGACCATCGCGGCGTTGTCGTTCTCGTTGATGCCCGGCGCGAGATCGATCTGGGTGTCGTAGACGATCATCGATGGCATGAAGCCTCGCGCGTGGATCTCACCGAGGAGTCGATGGACGCTGTCCGCGGGGCTGGGGGTGTACGCGTCGCGACCCGTTCCCCACGCCAACTCCAGAACGTCGCCCTGACCGCCGTCGAGGAGCCAGAAGTGCTCCTGGACCACGGCGGGATCGGCTTCCGGGTGGGCGAGCAACCAGGCGTGGACCTGGATGCGGAACGTCGCACCACCCTCGTTCGCGACGTAGACCACGTGCTGCGGCCCCTCGACGTTCAGCTCGTGCCCGAGCCACATGTCCAGGCCAGCCGCGACCGAGAGCGCCAGGTCGAGGACGTATAGCGTCTTGCCGGAGTACGGCGGTCCGTAGACCTGCGCGAGGCCGGTCCGGTGTAGGCGACCCGGCACGAGCCAGTCGACCTGCGGAGGATTCGCCATCCAGTCGATCGGGCGGAGACGGTTCGGGAACTTCTCCCAGTACTCGTACTCCTCGCGCTCTGCCGCGGTCAGGGACTCCAGCCAGATCTCGTGCTGAATCGCGTCGTCGAGTTCCTCGACGGTGACGTCTTGCGCGGCGGCAAGCGCCATCAGCGTCTCCCAGTCGATCGGGTCTGGAGCCCACGGGTCGTTGAACGGCGTCGAAGTCGCCGCGACCGGGGGCACCGGTGGTGTACTTGTGCTCAC